TAAGTCAATCTCCGCCTTGGTAGCCCCGGTGTATTTAGGAACCGATATCTCAAGTATGCGGCGTAGCTCTCCGTCCGGCGTATTTTTTAGCTGCTGCAAAATGTCTACTACAGACGCATTGCCAGACGTGATAGTAATGTTGCACCACGAAGTATTGTTTACCCGCATCTTGTTGGTTTGGGCCTCCATACGGTGCTTGCCCCGCCCTGACGTAAACCCGTAGGCCATGTCCGATAGGGTCTCCGCCTTCTCGTTGGTGATCTCATCTATGGTGAGCGCTAAGCTGTTTACCATACCCAACATATGCATTTTAGATGCGGCGGTGTCGTCCTTCTTAAGTAGAAGCTCTTCAGGGTGCCCGAAGATAGAGTTGACCACCATCTGCGCCGTAGACTTGCCGGACCCCGAGCCGTTGTGTTTGAGATGCACCATAGCACCCTTAACTTGCGGAGGGCCTATGAGTTTTAGCAGGGGGGCACCGAACCCAAAGAATAGGGTAAGCGCATGGGGTTCAAGACCAACTCGGTCGTAGAAGTTAGCTATGCTGCGCCATTCTTCCAACGTACCAGTAGGCTTAAAAGACGTAGCCAACTGCCTAGTCCCGCTAGCGGGGGGCGCAAGCTTAGTGCCCGTTGCGGTGTATTCTACTTCGCCAACTACAAACCCCAACATGTCTGGCGTCCAGCCCATTTGATTGCGGGTTTTGTTAGCCGCGTATTGTGTTTGTAGTTTGCGTAGCGATGACGCAAAGTAAGCCATTAGTTCTCCCGTATGTTTTCCGAATGTAACAACTCCATTACGCACTAAAAGGTCGCGCATCTTATCGGTAGCAAACAAGGTCGTAGCCGGGGCATAGAACCGCCTGACCCCATCTCGTTTCATGTGCAAGTTGATACCTACCATCTCCCCATCGCCGCCCCCGCTCTCGTCTGAGTCGTAGAACCGTTCAGTAAGATATAAATCGTTTGGGTATATTTCTACCTCGCGCTCGTCACCGTCTTTTGTGCGGTCTTTGCGGAACACTCCGCCGTTTATGCCTCTGAAATACGGAAAGGGGTACGCGGGTACAGCCAGTGTAATTTCGGGCGTTTCGGCATCTTCAGGTTTTTCGATGACGTACTGATCCCCTTCTATCGGAGCGGCTTCTACCGTACGGCCCAATAGTATCGGGGTGCTGACAAGTTGTGTACAGCCCTTGCAGCCTTCGGGGTAGTTAGATCGGTACCACTCACAAGTGTAGGGTCCTTTGGTTTCGGAGGCTTTGGCTTCTGTATCAGCGGCATTATACCCCGGGTGTCTTTCAGATAATTTATGTATGGCTTCTGGGCCGTCTTCGCAACGCACCGCAATAGACAGCGCAGCCCGCCACAAAGGCTCTTCTAATGTATCGGCTTGCTCAATGGCTAGCTTTATTTGGTTGCACCCAGTGCCTTTTATGCTTCGCCGTACCACGCGAGAGAACACACATTTTGGATAGTCAGTGCCCACTAAGTCTTTAGTAGCCTCGTCTACGCCAAACTGTTTAGCGGCGCTCAAATCCATTGCGGGTTTTGGTAAGTACGAAGCAAACGTATCTAGGCTTACTGTCTCCCCTGTAGTTACGATCTGTACGGGGCGGGGCTTAGCGTCTTTAAAGTTATGCGTACCCGGTATGCGCAGTATTCGTGCGCAGTCCGCAGTAACGGCGGGGTCAGCGTGTAGGTTGTTGTTTACACACAGACGTTTAAATGCTTTGGCAAGTGGCGTCCATTTAGCCGCTGGTACATCTTCTGTAAGAGGCCAGTATACGTGTAGGCCGCCGCCTGAATTAACAATCGTAGGGCGGGGTAGCCCGGTGGTTTTTATAAATTCTGCCAGCGCCTGAGCAGCCGCAGCTTGGTCGGCATACGGTTTACCCGTGCCGCAATCCATATCCAAAAAGAACGAACGAACGAATACCGCGTTGTCAGCCTTGCGGGACACGTCACTATTAAAACTAGCCAATGCAAAGTATGCATCAACTCCTTGCGAGTCTAACCCAGAGCCCACAGCTTCTACATCGGCAATCGAATGTTGAAACGACTGCCGCACTGCGCCCGCTCTGATACCAACTACGCAGTATGTACCCTGCGTGGGTAGAACGGAATTAAGAAAATCAGTCACAGAACCTCATACAGAAGTGCCGGGGAAAATTTAGGGTGAGGGACACATGCCCCCCACCCCGCGAAAAACAAATTACTTAGAGCGTTTAATTAACTCTTTAGCTATCTGTTCGATGTTAGGTAAATGCGCGGATCTTGGTGATGTCACTCCCGTAAACCAGTTATATACAGTAGCCCGCGTCACGCCTAGTTTGACAGCTACATGTGAGATAGGAATATCCCGCTTAATGCAGATGTCTACTAGGCGCTGGACTGGCGCATTGAGCGCCGCCATACTAACTCGCTTAAGAAATTGCGTATCGTATCCGCGCACTTGCTCACGCATCGTCGTCTGTAGCCCAGTTACTCAGTATATCCGAGACATCTTTAGAAGCCGTAGGGGTTTCCGCTTTAGCCTTGCCAGCACGCTTTACGGGCTCTGCGACACGCACGGGCTCCTCAACAGCCTCAGGCTCCTTGAACGCCATAGGCAGCGCCACGTTGCCAGTCTCAGCGCGTGAGGGCACCATCTTAAAGTCAATGGCTTGCCTCGCGTCTTCGGTCTGGCTCTGAGCTTTTGCGGCTTCCCACTCTTCTTGCGTCAAGGGGCGCACTGCGCGGAACTTCAACACAGGAACAGCTTCGCTGGTATCAAACCGGGCTTCAGTAACGATGCCTGTAATTGGGATGCTATGTCCTGCCAAGAACTTACCAAACGCTTGCAGGGGCATCTTGTCGCCTTCGGCTTTACCAAAGTACGACTTAGCGGGGATGGACATACGGTAGATGTTGCCGGAGATATCATTCTCCAACGCCACGGCCAAACGCTTGCTGTATCGGCAAGCGCGAGCTTTACCTTCACCGGAGCCCTCAATGTTTTGCGGGCAGGTTTCGCACTTGTCGCTTTGCGGATTAGGCACTTCAGGGTTAGGAGCTACGCCTTCAGCAGACCAGCAGGCAGGTTTGATGTCCTTGCCTTCTTCGTACTTGTCTGCATAGTACGTACGGGTTACGCCTTTGCCCGATGCGATGACCACGATATTCATGGCTCGCTCTTCGTTCTTAGCGACTTCCTCGCCCCCAACAATCATACGCCACACGCCGCCCTTAATAGAGATTTGTTTGCCGCCCGAGCTACCCGCGATTTCTTTGGTGGTAGCGTCTGATGCGGCCTCGCGCAAATAGTCAGGGATGATGGAACCGGATTTAAAAAGAGTCATGTTGCTCATTGTGATTTCCTAAGATGATGGTTAAATTACTTAGCCCTGCGTACCATGATTGCGTACTTGGACTCCACGTTCATGCCTTCCGGCAGTTTGTCAGGGTTGTCTTTCAAAAATTCCTTGAAAGTAGTCTGACTTACGCGACGCTCCAGTAGTTCTGGCGCATCGTGTTCTTTGATGAAACGGTACATAGAGTCCCAATCTGAGGTCCAGTACCGAGTCTTGACGGATCGTGTGAAAGACCCGAATTGTGTTTTGCCACCATCTTGTCCGGTAGCCTTGCATATCTCAAGCAGTTCCTGCTCTATTAAAGCCATCTGCTCATCTAGCTTGTTTATCTCTTCCTCTAGCTCTTTCTGCTTGGTAGATTTGGCATCGCGTATGTTGATGTACGCTTGCACAAGTTTGCTTGCATCACTCACTTCACTTCCTTTCATTTACGTTGAACAAAAACCAAATTATACAGTGTCAAATTTAATTGTCAATCTCTTGGCGGTAAAGGTCTACTAGGCTTTGATGTATGTCGATCTTGTTTTGTAGCATGGTGTACATGCGCTTCTCTACAGGGCTACCCTGCAAATGCGTAACGGTAACGCAATTCTTCTGACCCGCACGATGCGCCCTAGAGTTGGCTTGCAGATAAATCTCTGTAGATGAGACAGGCCCCCACCACACTACTTGATTGGCTCGCGTTAACGTAATGCCGTGTGCCGTAGCTTGTGGAATCATCAACAACACTCTCGGGTCATCCTCTGTTTGAAACTGTTTAATCAGTTCGGCTCGTTGCGGAGCGGATACCCCACCGTGGATTGTGGCAGTTGTGTACCCCGCTTTAATGACTTCATTCTCCAGCATCACGAGAGTGTGCCTATAGGGTACAAACACTAATATTTTGTGTTCTGTTTGGGCAATCACATCTAGCAGTTCACTAATACGGTTGCGCACATCGAACTCAACCACATCCCTATTATCCGTATAGACCGCGCCTTGGGACACTTGCAGTAGTTTGTTGAGCATGGAGGCCGCGTTGACTGCGGTGATTTCTTCTCCGGCGGCTACCGCCATCATCTGCTTACGCAGTGATTCGTAGTACTTCATTTGCTGAGCGGTTAGTGGAACTTCTCGCGTGGAGAACAACATGTCTGGCAGGTCTAAACACTCTTCTTTAGTAAACCGTATTGCGGGTTGCAACACTTGATGGACAACCTGCTGAGCGTCTTGTTTGGGCACCCACTTAAACTGGTTAATCTTAAGCATCACCTTGTCTCTGAACGCCCCAAAAAACCTAGGTACGCTGTCGGGGTTGACAAGTTTAGCGAGGCCGTAAGCGTCCAGCGGGGACTGCGATGCGGGAGTGCCCGTCATCAACCACAAACGGGTAGATGGCTTTATTAAAGAGGCTAGGGCTTTCCACCGATCAGTCTGCACGGACTTTATAGCGTTGGCCTCGTCTATGATGATTAGATCAAACCCGTAGTCCGCAAGCTCTTTGGTAACTACTTTTACACCATCAAAGTTAATGATGACGAACTCGTAATCGTTACGAAAAACTTTCTGGCGCTGCTCGCGGGACCCTTGGGCGATGGCTACCTTGCGATGCATGAGCGTCCTGAACAGATCGGCCCGCCACGCGGTGTCCATAATAGATACGGGACACACCACCAACACACGCTTCACCTTACCCTGCGCCATGAGGTAGTCAGCGGCCCATGCGGCGGCGCTTGTCTTGCCCGTTCCGGCTTCAGAAAAAACAAAACAGCGTGGGTGTTTGGTTAGAAATTCTGCGGTAGTTTTTTGGTGTTCAAACGGTCGGTACATACCGGGCCAGTCATACCGTTTAAGTATCGGCATGGGCACATCCTTAATGCCCATATTGCGAAGCAATTGCGCTTCTTCAAACCCCCAGTGAACTAGGAGGCGCGATACATCGCCGTTTGATGCAAGGACTTGGCTCTTGGGTATAAGAGCAGTAATCTGTTCAGCCTTGCGGGTGTTGAACAAAAGGGCTTTGTCATCGATGATTTCCATTGTGCGTGTTGAATAGACATGAAAAAAAGCTGGGTAGCTAAACTACCCAGCAAAACCAACTGAAGTACCGGCAACTGCTTACCAGTAATTGAATACTAGACTACTTCTTGCTTTCGCGCAAGCTTTTTTGGGACTTCATAGCGCCCGTGTTTGTGCGGGCAAAACTGCGATTGCTAGACTTGCCTACCGCTCTAAGATTAGATGGCGAGGAGGTGCCGCCCTTAGACAGGGCTTTCTTATGGTCTACATCTACATCAGATGGTAGATCGCCATTCTTTTTCTCGTACACCCGCCGAGCCTTGTTGCGCTCAGAGCGGTTTTTAATCTGTTCCGGGGTGCCTTGGTACTTAGCGTACTCCTCAGCGTAATTACGTGGTTTAGCCATTGTGATTCTCGCAGGTAGTTACTGGGCAAAACTTACACAACGCGGAGCCGCGTGGGTTCCATACATTGTGCTCTATTGCTGCTTCAATTGCGTTCGCTCTACCTGCCCATTTGGAGTAGATTTCTGGCAGCCTGTCTCGGGTGTACTCAGCACGAATAACGTCTCCGGCTACCAAGAACAGCAGCGCCCCCCGCACCGTATCCACATCTTTGTGGTGGGCCATAACCATAGCTGCCATAAGCTCTAACTGCGCGGTGTCCGCGTAGCGGCTGGACTTGCCTGTTTTGTAGTCAGCTACCCTAGCAATTCGCTTGTCGCGGTTGATGCAGAGGTAGTCCGGGATCCCCCTAAACCATACATCTTTGTCAAAGAATCCACATGGGCTAAAGTCGGCTCGGATGCCGAGCTTTTCTTCACATCGAATGTCTCCTCCGGCAACGGCGAGAGGTTCCACGAATTTCTGGTACGCTGCAAAACTTTTTGGTAGTGGTGTTTTATCACGGATGTATTCTTCAAAAGCTTTATGCACGGCGGTGCCGTACAACATGGCCTCTGTTTCTTTCTGTTTAAACTTTTTTAATATACGGACTTCGTGGTATCTACGTGGACACCCTTCAAAATCTTTGATGGCTGAATAGGAATGAACGAGCGGCATAGAAAATACCAAGTTAGTTTTTGATACCCCTAGTGTACCAATTAACAGTCTCCATAGGAATCCCCTACGCCCGATTCGCAAGCTAGGGGTAGCTCTTGTGCCCACTTGGGTCGCCATGACATGCACTCCTCTACGTATTGTATAGCTTCGGCCTGCTCCGCCTTTGGCGCAATACAGGCTACGGCGTCGTGAACCGTTAAAACTGTTTTGTATCTTTTAGCTATGCGAAGCATCTGCTCACCTACCACGCACCGCGCTACGGCTTGTGTGAAATTCTCCACAACCTTACCCCCGTATACGTAGGTTTTTATTCCTTTTGAGGAATACACCCACTGGGTTTTGCCAGTCTCCTCATCCGTATGCCTACGCAGGTCTGGGTACTGAATGTGCAGACCGTTTGGTAGCGTCAACCCTTTGTTGGGCTCAACCCGAATTATCCCTACCGCATCCACCTGCATAGCTTGCCCCATGCTTAAGGCGGACAGGGCTTCATCAGACTTTTTCCAAAGCTCCGGTATCCGGTAGTACGTGCTTCGGTACGTGTCGATGATGCGCTTGGCTTCCGCTTCGCTGACCTCTACCCCCGCCTGTAGCTTGAGAAACGCCCGCAACTTAACGTGACCTACGCCGTAGCCCGCGCCCAGAATCACCACCTTACCCACTTGCCGCTGGCCTTTATCTATGGCTTCAATCGGCACGTTGTAAATGGCGGAGGCCATCATCTTGTATACGTCCTCTTTGCGCGTAAACGCATCGACCAGTTCTTGCTGTCCCGCCAGCCACGCTAAGGTTCGCGCTTCGATTTGCGCGGAGTCACAATCAATTACAACGTAACCTTCAGGGGCGCGTATGGATTTCTTTATCTTGCCAGCGTCCGGCCCGCGCGATGGCAGGTTTTGCAGATTAACCGAATCTTGCCCGCTCCACCTGCCG